TCTCCTCTGTACTCGATTCGTGCTCGGTTAGAGTTATAGCAATTCGTGCAGTCGTCGGCATCAGTTACTCCTCATCATCGCTCCGCCCCACCCCGCCCCCCCCGGCCGGAGGGGCTGAGAGGGTTATACGGGGATCGCCAGAGATCACGGCAGAAGCTAGTACCCCGTTGCAAGGCTCATCCCTTCGTACATAGGTTGCTTTTCTTCTTCCTGATACTGCACGCGGTCGGGATGGTCCATGTCGGGGCTTATCCAAACTTGTGGCCCGTAGGACAAGGCATCAAGCACGTCAACAGTCTCGCCCAACGGAAACGCCTCGAATTCTTCAATCAGTGGCCCGCAGGTTGACCGACGAATCCAAAGGCGTCCCCGTTCGGCGTACGGCTGAAGTCCCCTAATACGGGATTCCTTCCCTTCCTTGCTACCAGGCCGAACCTCTCGCACATTCAGCCATTTACCGCGGCGCATACACTCGGCCTCGATGAAGCCCTTCAAGGCCCGTTGGTACGCCACGCCCTCGATGACCACCGCAATAGGATTCCATCGCTCAGCCATCTCGAAGATCTTGTCGATCATCTTCAGCGGTTGGCACCGATCGGCCCACGCCTCCAGCACAAGGATGCGCTCCGCGCTATCAAGCCCCGCGCACACCACGGCCGAACGCGCGGCGTAGCTCTTCTCAGCAACTGCCGGATCGACAAGGATAACGGGCACGGTCTCGACCGGCTTTGGCAAGCCTACGAATTGTAGCTGGACACAACCGTTCTCCTCGTCCAGTTGCCATCCGTTCAGCTCGAAGTATCGCAGCCACCCAGGATCGAACGTCATGTGTTCCGGATCGTACGGTTCGTTCTGGTACTGGCAGCTGAACTTGAACGACCCGATTTTGTTCTTGATCCGCATTAGCTCGTGGATCGGGAACCTCGTCGCCCACAGAGTCTTGCCCTCCTCGTTCACAGCCTTCCGATGGAAGAAGTCAATATCGTGTTCATGCTCCATGATCCACGCGTACAAGTCCTTGTGAGTCCACCGCGTCCCATACGTGTCGATCGGATCCGTTGGGCACTCCAGCAGCGACTCACAATACAAGTACCAGTCAATCGTCTTCTTCATCACCTCCACGGACTCGGATGCCTCCTTGCCGACTAGGTCATCCAGCTTGATCCGCTTATAGTGCCGGCTGACGACCGCTCCGCCCACGCCCATCACCTCTACCGTTGACTCAGGGTAGTCATTCTTTCGCGGAATGAGCATCTCGCTCTCACTCCACTTCGTCTTCCCCAGGTCTGGTATCAGCTCCGGAAAGAGCCACCTAAACAACGCGGCGCGCTCGAATACCGCTTGGATACGGCGGAGGAAGTGGCTCGCGTTCGTTGCCGTCTCGTTCGCGATCAGCAGCCGGATGTTCGAGTCCGCCGCGATCAGTCGGACGCTGTCCGCTATCGTCCACACGCTCGTTTTCAGGTGGTCGCGGGGGACCAGCCCGAGCTTCCTTGTCGACGGCCCCTCTATCCATCGGCACATCTCCCCATGTAACTCAGGCGTCAGGTCATGGAACCCAATCACCGCCTTTGCCATGAAGTACGTGGACCGCTGCGCCTGCAGCCTCAAATTCTGCCGCACCTCCTCGCTCCGCTGGCTCACGTCGCCCGTAGACGCCGCGAACGTCGCCTGCTCTATGTCGCTAGCAAACACAGACTTCGTCCTATTTCTTCACCATTTGAAGCTCCAACGGCTACGCCGGGTTGTCAGTCCTTGTTGAGCGGCTCCTCGAGATCCTCCGCAAGCTCCTCGAGCTCCTCCTGCGTCGCCTCGTCCGGGCCCTCTTCGTCTTCAGGTCGCTTGTTCATCATCTCAAAACTTCCTTATCCCCACACGTCCGGCCCGATTCGTCAGGTCGGAGAAATCGTTGTACGGAGTTCCCTCCAGAGTTGGAAGGTTCCTTGCACTCTCCATCTGCTGGTCGATCAACCCCGTACTCCCCCCGTATACTTCTCCCGGATCCTTCCGCCATTCGCTCCTGTCCATCCACTTCCGCTGTCGGGAGATCCTAGGCGTGTTCCTTGGGTACTTGATCGTTACATTTCTCGTTTTATTCAGAGCCTTCATTGGGACTTCGCCCCCTTCTTGGTCGGCAACGCCCGCACCATTTTGATGAACAAATTCTGCCCCTTGGTCGGAGGCTTCTTACCCTGCCACGCCGTCGCTTTCTTACTCGTCGTCTTCGACATGGTGCCGCCCATTCGTCACGTCGATCGCCGCCTGTCCATGAACCTCTTGAAGCACAGTCGCAACATGCGCCAGGGCCTCGGCGTCGATAGTATGCGTGATTTCTGTTTGGACTTTCGTAGGCGCGCGTTTTCCAGCTCGGTCAAGTATATCTTGCGCCGTCGAAGCCGCTCCCAGTTGCGCTCGGACATTTGTCTCCATCGCGAACAGACGATCCATCACCGTCTTCTCGACATGGAACGCCGTGGCCGCCTCGTTCTCAATCGCGTTCGTCAGATGCTTCGCACTTGCCGTAATCTCGTTCACGAACGTGCTCTCAAGCGCAATCAGATATCTCGCAACTCGTGGCCGAGCCAAGATCACCTTCACGGTCATATAGTCCGTATCGATGAACTTCCCAATCACGGCCTCCGACATACCCGCTGCCCGCATCAGCGCGCACCGTCTCTCGAGCGGCTCCAGGTCCCTATAATCTAGGTGTCTACTCATATCATCCAAATCATTGTGGCGTCGTGAAGATCGAGCCCGTTGACGACTTGCGACCTTATTTGCCCGTGGCAGTACACCATGTACACCACAGCTCCCGTAAAGAAGTCCCGTCGTCTCTCGACCCCCTCGACGCCACGTTTACACCTCGCACAGTGCGGCCAACTATACATCACGGCATCAGCACCCTACTATGGGTCGAAATCCCAAACGCCGCAAGTAACCAGAACAACAGCCAGATCACCAGCCCAATCACGATCACCGCGTTCAGGATCTTCTTCACATTTGCGTCCATCGGCACAAATGTGTTCACCGCCCACAGAAGTACCCCGATGACAATCAGGATCACCACGATCTGGATAAGTGGCATTAGTCTCTATCCTTTTCCTTGCCCTTTTCGCCCTTCTCTTTTTCACCTTTCGGTGACTTCGGAAGCTTCTTACCTTTCGTCTTCTTCATTTCCGTTTCACCTTTCTCGGCAACCCCTTATGCTTAGTCGCCGCAAAGTCTTCGAGCTGACTCTCGGACATCCCCGTCTTCGTCTTCTTGCCCGCCCGCTCCCTCGCCAAGTCCGCGCCCATAAACCTCTGCTGAGCCTTTGACTTGGCAGGCATCTCAGTACGCCACCTTGCCCTTCTTGGGCTTCTTGATCACCACCACCGGCGCACCCCTCCGCGGGATCGTAGCTTCCTTACTCTTCGGAGCCATCTTGGTCTTCTTCATGGCTACTCCTTACCTCGCAGTCAATGCGTTGAGGAACTTCTCTCCGTATCCTGCGATCTTAGAGGCACAGTCCGTCCCGTTTACGATCCGGCGCGCGTTGTACCAATCGGTCTTGGTATCCGTGAAGTAGTCCCCCAGCTTCTTGCCCGTGAAATCTCCGTCGTACATCCCGAAGATGATCACCTTCTTCGCAACCTCGGGATCGAGCGCCAGGTCCGGGTTCTGAATCAGCGCGCCCCTCAACCCCAGCTTCTCGTCCTGGTACCGGTAGTTCTCCTCCCACGTGAGCTGTACGTACCCCCGCCCATACCACGGGTAGTAGGGCTTCGACTTAAGGTACGATTGGCTCCCGTACTCGGAGATCGGCTGCATCGTAAACGCCGTCTCGTGGTACGTCGTGGCGAGAATATTCGCGAGACACCTCTCATCTATATGGTACTTTTCGGGAATCGGGGGATTCTCGTTGTCGTACCAATCCAAGAACACGTTGCACCCGTCTACCTGATCCTGGGACATGGTCCCAAACAGGTAGTACTTGATGTTCTCGAAGAAGTAGTCTCGCTGGATTGTCATGGCCTTACGACACCGTTGCTGCCACGCACAGATTCAGCGTCTGTGTCAAGTCAACCACCTCTTGCCCGAACTGGTTGATGATCGTCGCCTCGACACCCAACGGAACGGGCGCGTTGGTCGGCACGCTCGTGCTAAAACACAGCAGCGACAGCGTCGGATCCACGATCGGCTCCGCATTCTTCTGCGCGGGCACGCACAGACTCACCACGGCCCCAAGCTTCTGCGTGAACGTTACGAACTGATCCTGTACCGTCACCGGGACACCCCTAACGTTCGGTCCCTTCACTTGTGAGACTCTGTGGCACAGGTAGTGGTTTGTCGGAGTCACCAGGGGCGCAGGCGGCGGGGCCGGCACAACCGACTTCGCAGTCGGGACCGACAGGCCCGTCGGATTCCCGACTCGCATCGTGAAAACCCCAAACACCGTCGCGACCGACACCGTGGGGTTCGAGAACTTACTCGAATCGACGCCCCCAAGGACATAGGAGGCTTCGTGGACCGGGTTCTGCGGCGCGTTCGGATCGGCGCCGTTCAGATCAGTGGGCGCGCAGAACTGATGCAGCCGCTGAGCAACCACGCTATCAGACCCAAACTGATCCGTCACCGTTACCGTCACATTCGGCTTGTGAGTGTCGCGCCGAGGGGCCTCATAACACTGGATCGCCAGCTGCTGCGGGGCACCCAACAGCGCACTCGACTGAATCACTTGGCTCGCGAGGATGAAGTTATCACAGACCGCCAGGCACTCGGGACAGAACGCCGTTGGCGACGGAATATATCCCATGTTCTGCTCGATCAGGTTCGGGGTGCCGTCCCCCGACTCCGCAATCTTCTTGATCTTGAAGTCCACCGAGCAAAACGGCACAGGCGACAGCTCTGGGACCTTCAGGAAGTGATCCGGGGGGAGCTGAAACAGTACATCGTTTGGCCCCGCCGGCGTCGAAGCCGTCCACACGCACGGCGCCGGAACGCCCGGTAGACCACCCGTCGCGTCGATGCACGTTGTGCAGTCCGTCGTAATGTTGCCCTCGAACGTGACGCGCCCCGCCTCCGCGATGCACGGGATCACCGGGAAGTTCGAATTGCACGCCAGCTCGGTCGAAAAGTTGTTGACGAACAGTGCGGAGCCCCCGAGGATGTGCTCGGCTCCGAAGCCCGCCCGCATCGTTACCACCTCACCCACATCCACAAACGGCCCGATAAACGGGTAGCTCAGCTCGAACGCCCCATTGCACGTGAGCTGCGCGCTCGCAACCCGCGCGACCAGCAACAGACCCAACACGGTGTACTTCATGCTTCTAATCTCCTATACATTCGGGATGTGTGGGTGACACACATCCACAGTTAACTGATGCGACCAAGGTTGCCCTTGGACAAAGCAATCCCATACCCGGCTCGTCGTACCTATAACGGGCCGTTCGCAGCGGCTCGCCCAGGCATTGCCAATGAAACATCCCACCTATTGGGACGCACCCGCCATCCTCGTCGAGGCCATACTCTTCCCACTCCTCGGCGATCAGCGGCACATCCTCGCATCCACAATAGGTCGGACGGGCCGACACGGCCCTCGGCTCCCTACACGGGAGGGTAGTAGTCGTGGTACTTGTGGTCGTGGTGCTGGTAGTTGTGGTACTGGTGGTCGTAGGCAGCAGGCGCAAGCAATCTTGCCGTAAGGGCGGACAAAGCTTCACGGCTCCCGCGCAATAC